CAGAGAGATTCTTGGTGATGGTGAGGAACTTGAACTGTCAACAACTAGAATTGGATCAATTTCTTCATTACGTGTTATCAGTTATGGTTATGATTATATTTCTGCACCACAAATTTCACTACGTAATGCTGACTTAATTGTATCAAATGTTACCGAAGGTCAAATTTTTGTTGCTAACACTAAAATTTATCAAGGTACATCTAATACAAATACAACTTGGACAGCATTTGTTGATAGATACGTTTCATCAAATAACCACATGAGAATTTATAATTATCGTGGTTCATTTAACGTTGCTTCACAAATTATATCAAACGACAATACAGTTTCTGCAAATGTTGTGACAGTATCGTATTATGGTGATGGAAAAGCTAAAGCCACGGCTGGTTTTGAGAATGGTCTGATTCGTTATCCTGGTATTTACTTGAATGAAGATGGTCAATTAAGTGCAGACAAGAGACTACAAGATTCTAAGAAGTATCATAATTTTTCATATGTTATTAATACCGAAAATGATTATGTTAAGTTTAAGAAGGCTTTAAATGATGTTGTGCATCCTGTTGGAACAAAAACTTTTGTGAATAGAGTTAGTGCCAATGAAGCAAATGCGGCAAGAACAAACAGCACAATAAAAATAATTTCCGTAACAACTTTAGGCAATACATTCAATATTTCAAATGGTTCGAATAGAATGGTTGCTACAGGTGCATCACCAAATCTATCATCCATCATTTCTGTTGGTGATTATGTTACATTGAGAAATGTTGAACGTAGAATTAGTGGTACGGTTAATATTGGTGTATCTTCTAATGTTATTGTGGGTACATCAACAAACTTCATTAATGATGTTCAAGCAAATGATGTTATCAAGTTATCTACAGGAAACACATCAACTGTAACCGAAGTCATAAACGCAAACACAATTTATACCTATACGAATTTTGGTATTTCCAACAACACAGCAAATATCAGTTTGTTGTTTAATGACACAAAACAAGTTACTTTTGTAAATGCCAACACCATTTTAGTTAGCACCAATTTTACAACAAATTCGACCTTTGTGGCAACATATCACCAAAAACTTGAATAAATAAAGACATGTCTTCAATAATTACTAAAAACTTCTCAACTGAGTTAGCTCAAGATTTCACCTTTCTATTTGATATTGGTGCAAACGATTATTTGCCACAATCTAAGAAGGCTTATATCTTTGCAATGCTTGGTAAACAAATTCCATGGAACGCAGGAACGGAAGTTGTTCCTACACCAACAGAAAGTATACCATCATTTGTACAGTGTTGGGATAATGCTATTGTTGCAAAAAGGATGTCATTGAATGATATCTCATATGTTGTTACGAGAAGAAACTGGACTTCGAATACTAGTTATTACACATATGATTCTGGCAACGCAAATTACTATGTTTTGAATAGTAAAGACCAAATTTTTAAGTGTTTAGATAATAATGGCGGTGCAAATTCCACAGATGAGCCACAACTATTTCTATCTTCCACATCATTGGAAGAACCATATTTCCAAACTACTGACGGATATAAGTGGAAGTATATGTACACTTTAAACACCTCTCAAAAGGAAAGATTTTTAACTTCTGATTGGATGCCGGTTACCTATAATAAATTTGTACGTGCTGCTGCTTTAAATCGTAGTATTGATATTGTGAAAGTTACGAATAGTGGTAATAATTATGTCGATGGTTCAACACAATCAATTATAACAGTTGATGGTGATGGTACTGGTGCAGTATTGAAAGCCAATGTATCAAATGGACGAATTCAAAACGTAATTGTACAGAGTCGTGGTTTAAACTATACAAAAGCTAATGTAATATTTACGGATATTACGGGTGGTAATGGTTCTGCTGCAGCTGCTATTATTTCACTTGCACCACAAAATGGACATGGTTATGATCCAGTGGAAGAACTTTCAGCCAACACAATTATGTTGAATGTTGATTTTGACGGCAGCGAGTCTGGTGATTTTCCAGCAGAAAATGAATTCAGACAAATATCATTGATTAAAAATCCATACGTTTTTGGAACATCAACCTTGGCTTCTGCACAACTATATAATGTATACACAAAGATTAATGTGTCTCCAGGTATTGGTGATTTCAATAATGATGAGTATGTTTATCAAGGCGATTCAATAGATAACTCAACATTTTCAGCACAAGTTATTTCGTTTGATGAACTCACAAATAACTTATTCTTAAATAACACATTGGGAACATTTCAGCCAAACGTAACCATCAAAGGTAACCTAAGTGGTGCGATTCGAGTTGGTGTTTCAAAAGCAGATCCGGAATTGAATTTATATTCTGGTAAAACATTAATGATTATCAATCAGCAACCTTTGACTAGGGATCCTGACCAAACGGACCGAATTAAATTTATATTGAGTTTCTAACGAGGAATACATGACAACTCTTTTCAACTACGACCCATATTTCGATGACTTCGATGAAGATAAGAACTTCATGCGTGTCTTATTCCGACCTGGATATGCAGTCCAAGCCAGAGAATTAACTCAAGCACAAACCATCCTCGCAAACCAAATTGAAAAGTTTGGTAATCACATCTTTAAGAGTGGTAGTCCAATCATTGGTGGTAAAATCTCACTTGATGACCGAGCATACTACATTCAGTTGGATACACAATATAATGGTGAAGATGTTGTATTGGAAAATTGGTTAAACAAAACAATTATTGGTTATAACACAACTAAAATTGTTCGTGCTAAAGTTATTGCAATCGATAACACCACAACAAATCCTATCTTGGTCGTTAAGTATTTGAGTGGTGAAAAATTCGTTGAAACTGACGAAATGAAAATTTCTGGTCAAAACATTTTTGCACAAGCAAGCGCAACAAGTGCTGTCGGTCGTTCATATGTTGCCAGCATACAAGAAGGTGTATATTACTTTAAGGGTCAATTTGTAAAAGTATTACCTGAATTTTTAGTTCTTGAAACATTCTATCGCTTAGGTTATGACACATCAACAATTAACGTCTTGCCATCATATAAAATTGGTATCGAATTTGACCAAGAAATCTATGATGAGATTGATGATTCTTCATTGTTGGATCCTGCCCAAGGTTCATTTAACTATCAAGCACCTGGTGCCACACGTTCAAAACTTATCACACGATTATCAAAACGCACATTAGATTCAGCGGACGAATCCGCATTTTTTGAAGTTATTCGTGTCGTTGATGGTGTTAAAACTAAAGAAGTTGCATTTCCAATTTACAGTGAAATTGAAAAAACTTTGGCTAGAAGAACGTTTGATGAATCTGGTAACTACACAGTTGACCCATTCGTTTTAACGTTGGAAGAAGAATATGCAAATCGTGCCAACAACAACTATGCTGACCCAAATTACTTTAGTGTAATTTTGGATCCAGGTAAAGCTTATGTTGCTGGACATGAATTCCAAACAATTGCACCAACTAAGATTGGTGTATATCGTGGTCGTGCGACTGCTAATGTTGCAGATTATGACATTCCTACAAATTATTCAAGTTATGTTATTGTTGAGAATGTTCAAGGTACAACAAACTTGGACATTACTACATTCCCAACATTAGATATTCACTGTGTACCTAAACAATATATTGATAAACAAGGTACAGCATATTATAATTCTACAAAAATTGGTACAATTCGTGTCAATAACATGAAGTATAATGGTGCAACGACAACAACATTAGGTTCAGCACATACACATAGATTGAATGTTTTTGAAGCTAACACAACACCAATCATTGGTAACCTTGCTTCTTCTGGTAATGCATCTGCAAACGTCATATTGCCGGCCGCATGGTGTACGACATTACAAGCAAACTCATATCAAGGAATGTATTTTCACATTACTGATGGCGCTGGCGCCGATTTGGCACCAATTAGAATTGAATCTTCTGGTTCAAATTTTATTAGATTGGAATCCAATTTATCATTTACTCCATCTTCAAATGCCTTCACAATTGAATCTGGTTTCTCTGGTGCAGAATCTTTAGTGATTCGTTCTGGTGGCGCATTACTTTGGGGTGGTGATGTTAACGTTGAGTCAAGAGATTCATCAGGTGATGCTTATATTACAGAAAAAAATAGAGACAGTTTGTTGTTTGCAATTCCTTTTGAAGCTTTAAAAGAAGGAACAATTACAAACTTTGATTTCTTTGCAAATAAAGTTTATGCAAACAAGTTATCAGACGGTGGCGGTGTAATTACACTCTCCACTGTTGGTACAGATACGTTTGCTTTTGCTGGATCAGGTGGTGTCTTAGGTGATACTGCTATTCTCGAAAACATTGTTTGTTTGGTGCGTTCCGACACATCTTCAACAAATGCAGCATCAGGTATTGCTGCAAATACCATTTTATCATTAGCAAATAACTTATTCACAGTTACTGCTGTTGATAGTACAACAATTCAAGTTGACTTGAATACTGCTGCTGTTCGTTGTGATTTTATTGTTAAAACAAAAGTCAATCAAGCTGAAGATGGTACAAACGGTGCAATCAGAACAAAGTCTTTATTTCCAGCAAACGATTATTTGCACGAAAGAGTTCCTTACACTTTAGATGATGTTGATGCATTGAATATCGCCAATACTGGTACCGTTACCGCTATTACTGGTGGTTATGTGTTCCCTAGTATTGGTGTAACACATTATGACTTTTCGAGTATTGGTGGTTCTTTTCCACTCAATAAACTAAAAACTCCTGGTGTTCCAGTTAGTTTGCAAGTAGCTGACGTTTATGAAATCGTTAAGATTATTGATTCCAAAACAAATACCGGCAACATTACAATGTCAATGTTGACTGACCCAGCACACGATGTAACTGACCACTATGAGTTGGATAATGGTCACAGAAAAACACATTATGACCACGCAACAATTAAATTGAAACGTGGTTATAGTTCACCAACTGGTTCATCTTTGATGATTCAGTACAAATATTTCAATCACGGTAGCGCACCATCTCCACAAAATAATGGTTTGTTTACTGTTGATTCTTATACTGGTTCGACCAATCTAACATATAATCAATTACCAAAATTCTTTAATCGTGAAGATGGTAAGATTATTTCATCACGTGCAGCTCTCGACTTTAGACCAACAAGAGATGTTGCAAGTACAGTATTAACAGGTGCAGTTAATCCTGATCCAGATTCTTTGGCCGAATTGTCTTTTGAATATTACTTGCCAAGGATTGACCAGATTGTTGTTAAACCTTCACAAGAACTCTCAATCATTAGTGGTAAACCTGATGTTACACCTATTGCACCACCAGTTGGTCCAGAAGATTTGCATCTTTACACAATGTTTGTGCCTGCATATACTGAGAGTGTTAAAGACATTCGTGCTGACTTTAAGAATAACAAACGTTACACAATGAAAGACATTAGTGCTTTTGATTCTAGAATTAGAGGTTTGGAATACTATGTGTCGTTGAATACGTTAGAAAGAAATGCAAATGATTCTAAAATATTGGATGCCACAGGATTAGAAAGATCCAAGTATGGTATTTTAGTTGACAACTTCTCCGACAATTCAGTTCAAGCAACATATGGTGATGCTGGTTTTGATAATCGTTGTATGGTTGACAATGGTTTATTAAAACCTGCTTCGTTGATGCGTACAGTTAAAATGATTTGGAATCAAGCTGCTTCTTCTGGCTCATATCGTGCTGTTGGTTCTGGTGATAAGAAATCCTTGATGATGGATTACACATCAATACCATTCGCTCAACAAGACTCCGCAACAAAGAGTGTGGGTGTGGCCAGTGCTCTATATGGTGCATTTAGAGGAAACATGAAACTGTTTCCCGAATATACAGCAGAAGCTGATACAGAATCAACAGCTAAAGTTACATTAAATTCACTACAAGGCATTGAGAATCCATTTAACTTTATAAGTGATTCATTTAGATATATTTCAGACCAAACTCCAAGTTGGAACAATGATTCAAATAATCCATTTGGTAAAGTTATTGATTCAAAATGGTTTGAAACAGTTTCGGATTCAAGTTCAGTACAAGTAACAAGTAGTGGTTCTGGTTATGATTTGAAAGATGCTGATTTTGGAACATTACAGACTACAACAAATAGTGTATACATTAAAAAAGGTGCTCAATACACACAACAAGTACTTGCTGCACCAACTGCAAGTACTGTTGATCTTGGCAATTATGTAACTGATGTTTCAATCAATCCATATTTAAAATCGAGAGCAATTTCTTTTGTTGGTGATTCATTACGACCAGACACAAGATATTTTGCTTTCTTTGATGGTGTTTCTGTTAACAATTATGTTGTTGTTCCGAATAGAATTAAAACAACTATTAGTCTTCCTACAAATGGATTCCAACCAGGTGAACT